ACGCGTTTATATCTTTCAATATGAGGCGTGTCATTTGTACCATCGACCAACCCATGAAACAAAAAACTTTTATTAAGATCATCGTAAACTTTATGAGGTATAATAACGTTTTGTTTTCCGTGATATTGACTGACGCATTCTCGAAAATGCGTCTTTCTATCGTATGAATATTTAGACGAGATATTGATTCGTTCCGCATCAGAAAAAGATGATACCACTATAGATGATCCCTGTTCCGAAGAGCAATTGCTACATATAAATGAACTATCTTCTAATATTTCATATTCTAGATTTTTATTGCAGTTGAAACATTTAACATCAAGTACTATTCTCTCATGCGCTATATTAGTGTATTTAGCACTAGATTTAAGATAACTGTTGAGTATTTCATATTTTGCTTGATTGTCGGTCTCTATAACTTTACCTAGAAAGTTCATTTTCTTGGGTAATTTGAGGATACGTTTATATTCTTCTATATAATGAACAGTGTCACTTATATAAAAATTAATATTGTAATTATTTTGTAAGTCAATTATCAACAACCCAATTCTATGTATCTCTTTCTGTATTTTATCGACCATACGTTTATTACGGTGTGTATGTTTTGTATCGATAGCCTTCAACATCTCCTCGCGTATTTTAATATACTTGTTGACATTTAGACTAGATAATTCTTCTCTTATACGTGTATCAATCTCTAGAATATCGAAAGAAGCCATTATTATTTTAGTCGCTTATATACACATCTTAAAACCTAAATATATCACATTCAACATAAAATAAATTATTATTTAAAAAATTTTTCTACTCTTTAATAAAACATGTCATCTTATACATCTAATGTTACTTCGGCATTTGTCGATCTTGCCACCCTCGATACTCTTGAAACCTACTTATACGGAGGAGACGATGCTGTCACCTACTTCGTCAGACAACACATCAAGTCAACTTGGTTTTCACAAGTTCCAGTTGTCCTCGCTTCTGCTTCAGGAACCGCCGATTTCGGTAACACTTGGTCAGTTACTATCTCACGTGCCGCCGATTACCTTTTACAAACATGGTTAGAAGTCACTACCCCAGTTGTCACCGCTCAAACCGGATTTAGAAATTTCTGGTGTAAGAATTTCATGCACAACCTTGTCAAGGAGGTCACCATCACTTTCAACGACTTAGTCGCTATGAAGATCGATTCTACTCAACTCGATTTTTGGTCTGCCTTCTCCGTCAACGCCTCAAAGAAGGCTGGTTATGATGCTTTGATCGGTGCTGGTGTTAAAACTTTAGCTGCCAACGGACAAGACGCTGTATTCCTCCACGGACTCGACGCAAGTGTCGCTCACAAACTATGTCTTCCTATTCCGTTCTTCTTCTCTAGAGAGTCCGGAATTTCGCTTCCAACTGCTGCCCTTCCATACAATGACATGAGAATCAACTTTACCATGAGAACCGCCGCCGAACTATTAACTGCATTCGATGTAGACGGAACCGACAAAATTGTTGCCGCATCTGCAACAACTTACACCAATACTGCTGCATTCTCATTATCAAAGGCACGTGTATGGGCCAACTATGCCGTTGTAACCAACGAAGAGAGAGCACTTATGGGAGCCACTACCAGAGATATCGCCATCGAACAAATGCAAGCACAACCAATTACATCTTACACAACCGATGGAACCTCTCAATACGATATCAGATTCTCCCATGGAATCAAAGCCCTCATGTTCGGTCTCCGTAACACCGCGCAAGACTTGGCAACTGCCCAAACCGGTGTCGGTGTAGCTGGAGCAGGAGGTGACCAACTCTCTAGATACCACACTAGAAACGTCGTTTCTGAGGCTGCAGGTGTATATGACAGAAAATCCCCAATCGATAACGTAACCTTATTGTACGAGAATACCACTCGTCTTGGTTCAATCCCATCAAACTTTTTCACACATATTCAACCTTTCTACCATGCCGCTGCCATCCCAACAAGCGAACCAGGAATTCATCTTTACTCATATGCTCTTGACTTAATGAAGATTGACCCATGTGGTTCCACCAATTACGGTATGCTTACCAACATTTCGCTCATCCTCGCCAATACTGCTGGTATTGGAAGTGGATGGGAACTTGTTGTCAACGGTATCTCCCATAACATCATTCGTGTTACCGGTGGTGCTCTTGGATTCCCAATCTTGTAAACTTAGCCATTACTATTTAAAATTAAAAAATTTTAAAACAATAAAATTGAAAATAATTTATATTTTCAATAAAATAATGCATTATGACACGTCTACTGACAATCGATGAAATCGAGAATATTATTAACTTCATAGAACCACAAAAAGGAATCCCACTAGCATGCGCAAAATCTATTTGCGAACGTAACAAAGAAAGATTTAGAGTCCAATTACGTGGGCAACTCGTAAATCCTGAAATAATCCCCGAGTTGAAAACAGAATTATCTAGAGTATATCAAGATAGTTTAATCCAACCTGGAGAGGCTGTCGGTGTTATATGCGCACAGAGTATCGGCGAGAAAAACACCCAAACAGCATTGAACACATTTCATAAAGCAGGTCAAAGTGAAACGACAATGACTGAGGGAGTACCTAGATTCCAAGAGTTGCTAAATGCAACACGAAACCAAAAAATGGTCAATCATTTAATTTTCTTCAATGATGGAAACGATACAGTGAAGAAAACCCGTGAAACAGTAGGTGACAGTATAACAGGTATCACACTCAAAGACCTTACTACAAAGTGTACCTCGGTTCAAAACATAAAAAATAAAGAACCTTGGTTTAAACCATCTCTTATTTTAAAACCTTGTAAATTCGATGATCTATCAAGTTGCGTTACTATAATGTTAAACGTACCGAAAATGTTCGAGTATAAGATAACCCAAAAACAGGTAAGCGATGCGATTGAGAGCGAATATGATGATTTATATTGTATGTTCTCACCAGTGGGTGACGGTAGGTTAGATATTTACGTAGACCCTACAAATGTCATTTGTAAGGTAGAAGAAAACATCGCATACATAACACCTGAAAATGCGATGGAAATTTACATGGAAGACGTAGTCGAACCTAACATCTCAAATATTCCTATATGTGGAATACAAGGTATTTTAGAAATTTTCTACAGTGTTGATAAAAACGAATGGTTTATAGAGACAAATGCGACCAACTCAGACCCTAGAAAGTTGAATATTCTACAAAAGATAATGTCATTGCCTAGTGTCGACGAGACACGTACAACTTCTAATAATATATGGGAAATATACGAGACATTAGGGGTCGAAGCGACCAAAGCATTCTTAGTGGAAGAGTTTATGAGTATTATGGACGGAATTAACGAATGCCATGCTAGACTATTGGTAGACAGGATGACTTTTTCGGGAAGTATATCGTCCATATCTCGTTACACTCTCAAACAAGATGAATGTGGTCCAATGGGAAAAGCATCGTTCGAAGAATCTCTCGACAACTTTTTGAACGCAGCGGCTCAAGGAGAGGTAGAACCAACTAGGGGTATCAGTGCTTCTATAATATGTGGAAAACGTTCACATACTGGCACTGGTATAATGGGATTGAAAATGAATCTAGACGCATGTAAAATCTAAACTAACAAATATTTTATTTATATAACAAAAATAAAATTAACCTCGTATCTCTTCGATTCTATAGATGTCGAAATCTACTAACTCCATTTCAGTTGATACTTTTTCATACAACTTTCCAAATGATTCGTAGTCTTTTGTTATCACCCTATATTGTCTTAATACCCCATCTTTGTCGTCATAATGAGCAGCCTTTAGCAATGCATCTATCGCCTGTTTTTTCTCTTTATATACCCCGATAACTTCAGAGTTCTTTACCTCATCTACGTTATAATATACTACTACAAATACACTTGTCATATTTAATATTAGTCATTAAATATTTAAACCTGTATTTAACCAAGTAACCCCTTCAAAACAGAAAACTTCGATTCCAACTTATCTCGCTCGTCAGTCATTCTCAATAAGGCCTCTTTAAGTTTTAGAATCTCATTTTTTGAATTTGATAACTCTAAATCATGAGCCTGTTTAATTTGGCTAATTACCTCACTGAGAGTTTTAACAACACAACATAATTTTGAGTCCAATGTTTCTAGGTTATTAGTGACAACCTCTTCTTGAACATTATTAATTTCTTCTTGGGTAGACTTGACACCAATCTCTTCCTTATCGGACTCGATAGTCTCTACAATCTCTTCATTTACATGCACAACACCAATGTCTTCCTTATCTTGTTTGTTGTTAGTCTCGACAATATCTTCATTTACAAGACCAATCTCAGGTTCGACAACGTTAGTAACCTCTTCAATAACATTATTAGTATTTTCATCGACTGTCTCGAACAGAGACTCGTCCATTATAAATCCCCATTTTTCACACAATTCAATCGCAGTGTCATCTAAATGTACGAACTCGTTATCTACATACATACCAGTCACGATTTTTTCACTTCTAGACTTGAAAACAAGTTTTGTTTCGGGGTGCCATATTGTGTCTAGAATTGTTAGTTTCTTAAGAATTATTTTATTATTCGGCATTTATAATAATGATGGTGTGTTTTTAGATAAAAAAATATATATATATATATAATAGTAAATATGCTCAACTTACTTCCTCGAACAAATAAATTTACAGGTAGTTCTACAATAGAAAAAAAAGGTTTTACCGAAACCCCTAAACCAGTATTAAATAACGTTACTTTTCAAACTAATACAGGGTTCGTTGGTGAGGCTGTATCTCAGGAATCTCAATTACGTGCTTTTTATAACACTACTATACAAAAAACACTCATACAGGGTAAAAGGTTTGTCTGATAAATTTTAATATATTTTATATATTAAAACATCTCTAATTTATTTCTTTTTTTACTTTTTATTCGGGACAACAACTCGTCTCACACTCTTGGTAACTGCTCTAACAACTGGTTTAGGTTCAACTTTTGGTTGATTTCCTAAATCGATGCTCCCATCGTCGTCAGAGAAATCTTCATCTCCCATGACATCGGATGCTGATGCCGATGTAGATGGTGCTGTTGAAACATTAGATTGTGCTGTTGGACGGGCAAGTAGTCTCTTATTACCAGTTTGTTGAGGTTCAACATCAGCCTCATAGACCTTTACCTGTAAAGAGATCTTGTTACCGATGAAGATGGATTCGATCTTGATGGCAGCGGTAACATAAGAATATTTACCGATTAGGTCGAGAGGATCTATAGGTTCGTCGTTAACATCGTAGAACTTTGTTACAAACTTACTGTTCTTCTTGGAGAAGATGAGTTTGGAATATAGTGTCGGACCGGTGCCTTCAACAACTACTAATTGTTGTTTACCATCTACAGTTTTCTTCTCTTTCTTCCAGTAAAGAGGGTTAAACTTCTTAAGGTCGCTACGTTCTAGTTCTAGTTTGTCGATCTCCTCCTTGTTGTCGATTAGATGGTCAATACACTTTTCGACAATTGCGTCGAAAGAGTCTGTCCATGATTTCTCAACTGGAGAAGGTCCGTCACGTCCCCATAGGCATAAGGGCATGGTCCATCCGTTTACCTTCTTGGTATCCGGTGAAATATTCTCACTGACACCGAAGGAGAAAAGTTTGCTGGTTTGAAGGACAAGATCACCTGTGGTGCCATCGGCGTTCTTGGTCCCGATATTAATGCGTTGAAATGAAATAGATGGTCCTCCTCCTGGGACGCTACCAGCAACTGGTTCAGAGAAGGTCATCTTAATAGGGTTATAGGATCCATTAGATAGATCGATAATTTGAGTATTGATACTGTTGTTAGACATGATGTTTTGATTTTATTATTTATTTCTAAAATTAAAATCAATTTTATTTTAACATAATATGTAAAAAATAAAAAAACAATGAAAATATATACTAGAACTGGTGATTGTGGTAAAACATCTTTAAATGACGGAAGACGTATTGATAAAAGTTGCATCATATTTGACGTATTAGGTGAATTAGATGAATTAAACTCTCGCATTGGTGTCGCATGTGGACACTCTTCCGCTAACTATTTATGTATCAGAGTACTTCGGGAGGCTCAATGTAAAATTCAGGATATCAATGATATTATTTCAACCATCGATAAAAGAGGTCGGAAGTTACCAGTAGTAACAATAGATGATGTTTCTAAATTAGAGGACCGAATAGATAATTATGATAGTATAAGTCCTAAACTTAGCCAGTTTATCTTACCCGGTGTTACAGAACTCGACGCTTCTATTCACATGTGCCGTACTCAGGTTCGAAAGGTAGAACGTAAAATGTGGAGTCTACAGGATGAATTATCAATTATCACAGATGAGAAAGGGAATCCTGTTGATTTGAGTGAAGTAAGTATTGATCCAAATATTTTTAAGTACATTAATAGACTCAGTGATTTCTTCTTCTCTCTTGCAAGATATACATGTCATAAATCTGAAAATATGGATTGTTTGACTGATGATTTCTCTTAATTTTTTTATAGGAATAAAAAAATTATAGTTTCGAATATCTATCACTTAACTTCACAAAAGAGTCTACCCATGACCATAGAACACCTTTGTCCTCATCATCTAAGACACCACTAAGCCATAATGTACCTAGTTTGTTGTTTCGTTCATCTGACATAAAACTAAAAGGTTTTTCGTTGATAAAGAAGGAGTCATTTCGGTTAGTAATTATACCCCTAAGTTTCATATTATCTTTTTTCAATTGTTCGATAAAGTTATCAATAATTGTTTTAATCGGTATCTGAGTGTCGATAAATATCCTCATAACAAGGAAGTCAGCCTCATTTGGAAACCGCTCAATAAGTTCGTCTGTAAACGAGAGGAGTAAATTTTTGAATTTAATTAATAACTCGATAGATGACATTTTATCTTTATTATATATAACGGCTTCTTTAAGTTAATTCCCCGATACAACTGAACTGGTGGTCGTTGTAACGGATTGCTTTGAGTTTTATCCTTATTATGTCACCTAGTTTAAGAGTTTCTTTACCGGCGACCGAAACTAAAATGTTTTTCTCTATCTTGAACTTTTCGGTATAAGTAGATGAAGGTATTAATACTTTTTGTACATTCTTAATATTAACTAATAAACCGTCCCCATACACACCTATTATTTCTCCGTCTTCGATTGCATTAACGGTTGGTTTGAATATATCGATTAGAAAAACTACGGTTAATACAATATCCGAACTAGAATTCTCAATTTTGTTATCTAATATCTCTTTAATTTCCAAAATTTTTATAACATGCCCGTTTTTCAAGGTGCATTCGTTTAGTAATTGTTTAGTTATCTCGTTGAGTAAATGAGCGTTTAGGCTGTTTGATAAATTCTTTGGATGGACTCTTATATCTCTTTGTATTTCACGGATTGGCATTTTATTTTTTTACAATAAGATATAGTAAAAAAAATCATTTTCTATTATTTTATCAAACCACTGAGTATGTTGTCACCTTTGTATATGTCATAGGATGAACAAGATACGTTTGTAGGATCTCCCGGTGTTTGTGCAAATACATCAAAAAAATCAGTTATATTTTTGTAGAAGTTAGGTACAAACTTTAACTCTTTATAAATATCTAATTTGTTTCCCAACCGTAGTTTCGTATTCCGAAGAACGTACAATAATTTTATTTTAATATTTGTAGAAGTTACGATTATACGTTCATCTTTATCAAATACACCAGAATCGAAAGAAAACATTTTAGTCATTCCTTGATACACGAATGACTTATCAACGAATATCCTATTCTCAAAATCTCCAACTTCGTCTATACCCGATTTTACGAATAACCATTTGGCATTCTCTATCACGTAATTAGATGTCCTCTGTTGTTTTATATAATCCCTAAATGCTGACATACTTGTGTTAGACATTGTTGGTGAATTTTCGATAGAATTGAATTCCTTTGTTGGGATAGTGATCGTCACATTACCATCACTAAATGACATTTCGTTAGTATTTCTAATAGTTTCTATTTCAATGGGTCCAAATATCAAAGGCATAATGTTCGTTATTGTTTCTATACTTTCTTCATCATATGGTTTTAGAATTTTTGATTGTACATCCGGAACATCGTACGGTTGGAGTGGGCTTGTTTGGAGTCCAAATGTTCTACCACTTATGTCGTCAGTTATGTATATAAGTCTTGTTTTACCATAACTATCAAAGCATTGATTTGTTAATGACCAACCATTAGGTATTTTAAAGTTGGATTTTTGAACAATACGGTCGTTTACGGAGAATTTGGTTTTTTCATCTAGTAAAGATGTTACGTGTTTGGAAATTAGACTTGTATTATCGAAAAGGTAATTATAGTCTGTAGTTTTCACACCTAAAACTATTTTCTTTCGAACCTCAAAAACTATTTCGTAACGAACCCCACCACTTGTTGGGTCCGTTTGTTCAAATAATATAATGGTTGGGTAATAGTTGGTTCTTTTGTAATACCCATGTGAATGACGGGGCGTGACTATATCATTTTCCGAAAATACAACTAGGTTTACTTTATATATCTCACCTATCATCGCGCCAAAAAAACGGTAGTCAATATTTTTAGTCTTGTCCTTTGCTAGGTTATATATATCGGTAACACAATAGTCATATAACTCTTGCTTTGCTAGACTGTATTTACTAAATTCTAAATCGTATAATGGGTCATCATCTATTACCTGTCCGTTGTTCATGGCAAAACTTACACAATCAAATAGACTCTTTCTAGTGTTCTCTACACCACGTCTGAAAAACTCATTATTTACAGATTTATCTAAAATCCTGAACTTATTTATGAATGCCATTATGTCTGGAATATTACCTATTTTTCCGTCACTTAAAATTTTGTTCTTTCCTGATATATAGTTTTGTGAAGTAGTATTCTGTTTAACTTTATTATTTTGAGGTAATTTAAAACAACACGGTATTGGTTTACCCATGATAAATCCTGGATAAGGAGAATCTTGGTTACTTACGCATGCATAGAATTTATTCGGTTTGTCCACATCCCCATTTTCTGGTAATTCCAATATCTGGTCAGGTGTAATTGTGTTGCCATTAGTGTCTGTCTTAATCATGTTTAATTCCGCTGTTTCTCGATCATCAAAACTTGTTATCTTACGGTCTTTAGGACAACTTCTGGTTCCACCTTTATACTTTTTACCTACTTTAGTATCTTTCACTGTTTCTTTTTCAACGGGTGGTAAACTAATATCGAACCCTTCGTAATAATCAACTATAGATTGTTCTTTGATTTTATAATAAGCGAATATACGTGTAATCACATCTATAAAGTTATCTATATCCGCAATTTCTTGTTGACCCTTTATTTTTACTCGCTGATAGCCCTCCTTATCCTTATCCGGGCTTTGTGTCAACGTGAAAGTAAACGTAGCATCTGATTTTATCTTTTTATCTTTGTGAAATCCTATGGTAAGGAATGTCTTCTTAGTCTGCAATATTTCGTCGATTGATAAATAACTTGATATCAATTCGTCGTTGGTTATCATATCTAATAGGACGAACTTTTTGACATCTGATATCTCGATATTTATAAAACCAGACACGTCTGACTGTTCAAGTTTAGTGAAAACAAAATCTTTCATACTGTTTGAAACGTCCTCTTGTATCTTTGTTTGATCTTTCTGTGTTTTACTAGGTGTTTCGAGATCTACAATAAAGGCAAATAGACCATTGGCAGGATCGAACTGTACCTGTATCTCATTATAATATTTGTCGATTTCGTTGTTTACGTTTTCTAACTCATTTTGAGTCTTCTTATGTTTGATGACTATTGTTTTGTTACCGTCATTAATCCAGTCGGCTGTCATTCTACTAAACCCTCTATGTATTTTATGAATACCATTCCAGGATATAAAAGGAATTTCGGTTGATGGTTTTAATTGTTTGAATATATCATTTAGACCACCCATTGGATCTTTTAAATACCATATCCATGTTGTCTTTGTCGTTTCTAGTTTGGTATAATTTAGCGGAGTCGTCAATGATAAAATATCGATTTGTTCTGTTTCCATTTTATTCTACTTGTGAAAAATTTTAAATGTAATTAAAAAGATAATATCATGTTATAAAATGAATTTCGCTGTACCACTAAACGTGAAACGAAAGAGTGTTGAGAATACAAAGGTCCCTATCGATATCGAGACGGAAAAACAGCGAAATGAATTAATAAGAGATAATAGGATTGTGGTTATAAAGTATTCCGCTGTATGGTGTGGACCTTGTCAGAAAATAACACCTGAATATAGGAAAATGTGTAACGATGATATTCAAGGAGTCATATATTGCGAGGAAGATGTAGACCAAGAACTTGAAGGTATACCAGAGAAAATAAAAACTATCCCAGTATTTCACATATATGTTGATGGTTTATTTTCGACTTCAACTAAAGGAACCAATCTTCAATTATTGACGAATTCAATAAACGAAATAAATAAATAAAAAAATATATTATATTATTATCTTATTATAATATAAAAATGGTATCATCAAAATCACCAGTCACAATAGATGATTTGAAAAAAGTCCTTAAGTCTATGGGAGTATCTGGGTACTCAAATAAGACAAAGGCTCAACTCAAAGGTATGGTCTCTAGGGCTAAGAATTCTAAATCTCCAAAAAAGAATTCTAAATCTCCAAAAAGGAAATCTCCAAAAAGAAATTCTAAATCTCCAAAAAGGAAATCTCCAAAAAAGAATTCTAAATCTCCAAAAAGGAAATCGGGTTCGCTCCCTAAACCTCCAAAAAGGAAATCTCCAAAAAGAAAGTCTCCTAGAAATCTTATGCCTCCGCCACCACCTCCAAGATCCCCAAAGAAAAGATCCAAGTCTCCAAAGAAGAGATCCAAGTCTCCAAAGAAGAGATCCAAGTCTCCAAAGAAGAGATCTAAGTCTTCAAAGAAAAGATCTAAGTCTCCAAAGAAGAGATCCAAGTCTTCAAAGAAAAGATCTAAGTCTCCAAAGAAGAGATCCAAGTCTCCAAAGAAGAGATCCAAGTCTTCCAAGAAGAGATCTAAGTCTCCAAAGAAGAGATCTAAGTCTCCAAAGAAAAGATCTAAGTCTCCAAAGAAAAGATCTAAGTCTCCAAAGAAGAGATCTAAGTCTCCAAAGAAGAGATCTAAGTCTCCTAAGGCTTGTAAAGATAACCAAGTCCGAAATTCTAAGACAAAAAGATGTCGTGTTCGTCTAAGTTTTGGACCAAAGAGAAGACGTGGGCGACCTTCTGGAGCCAAGAACAAGAATGTTAGATCAAAAAAGAGATCTTTGAAACCATGTAAAAAGAGTAAAGTGAGAAGTTCAACGACACATAGGTGCCGTTCTAAAATGAAGTCAGGACCAAAGAGAAGACCTGGAAGACCTGCAGGAACCAAGAACAAGAAGAGATCATAAGTGTTTATTCTGAATTAATTATATTTTTGTTTATATAATTATTTTAATTTCCTTGCAGTAGTGGATATCAATACTTCAGCCTCTCGACTTTTCTTTTCGTATACTTTATACAGAGTCTTTGACCACACATGTATAATTTTAAAACCCTTTCTATTTTCCGTCATCTTCATAAGACCTGTGTTATTAGCATTTTTTAAACCATAAAAATATACACTTTTCCAAATATAACCCTCATTATTAGGCATGTTCTTCAGATCACGTTGTATATAGTCGGGTAATGATTCATTGGCTTTTTCATAGTGATTTAATGCCGAGTTGTAGAAATAGGATTTATCTTGTTTGTCACCATTTACATCTTTTAGGTGCATTTTCATTCCGAAATCGTAGTCTTCTTGTTTTATTTTTTTTTTTTCCTGTATTTTTATCATGTGTTCCTGAGATTTACTTTTGAATTCTTCGGTGTTCTTCAATATAAGATTTGTCATTTCTTCGTCTAGTTCACCATTTTCTATTTTCTCTAGACGTTCTGTCAAATCTTGGATTAGTTGGTTACGTACCTCGATAGAATTAGAAAGTTTTTCGACTTGTCGTCTACTGTAATTATCATCGTTAGTTACATTTCTAAATTTACCGATACTGGTTATGTCGATTTCATTGTATTTTGTCTGCATTCGTAGTTGTTCATTTGTTCGGATTCTCTCTTGTATACGAGTATCATTGATATTAATATTATTAGTTTTAAAGTTGGGTGGCATGTTATTTATTATATACCAACTTGTTTATAAGTCAAATCTTTCTTTCTGTTCACGAGACATACTATCTATTAAATGTGAGTATGCAGACTTTGGGAATCTCATCGCCTTTAGTTTTAGAATCATAGAGAGTGTCATTATATCTCTATTTGGTGTAGAACTACCCAACTTCTTTACAAGCGATGGGGTTATTTTCTTAGACATTCCAAAGTCTATTACATATAACTTTTTACCTTTCGTCATGTAATTTAACGGGTTAGGGTCTCCGTGAAATATCCCGACTTCGTCTAATTGGTCGTATAACTTTAGTAATTGTTTCTGGTTATCGATCGATACATGTTTTTCCGAATCTACATCAATTAAATGTTTGTCTAGTTTCTCCATCAATATATACTTCCTGTCACTATCTACGTCAATGACTTTAGGACATGCTTTTACATTTGATACCAACCTCTGTATTTCAGCCTCTTCCGTTATTTTTTTGGATGATTTACGTGTACTAAATTGTTTGAGAGCATATTTATTATTCACGCTGAAAGTCTTTGCATCCTTACCTGACTCACCTAATTGTTTACCTCTTATATAAAGTTTATCCTTTTCATCTAAAATAACTTTGATCATATCACACTTTTTTTTACATGGACGGAGTTTTAGTTTTTTCATCTGTATACGAAGTTCGTCAACTGACCATTTTTCTATTTCTGAATAATCCATTTATTTATATAAAATATTTGTATAAATAACTTAAAATTTAATTTTGGCAAAACATTTAGAACTACAACAATTTACACTTACAATCTTTCCGTCAACATACTTAACGGACTTATAAGACGAACCAAACGAATTTTTACCACACTTGTCACATAGAATATTACTTTCTACATCAGAGTCGGAAGAAGAATATTCTTCTTCAGATTCTCCTTTGCTACGAGCAGCGAAACCGTCACTGCCCGTTGAGTCATCATCAGATTCTTCTGTTTGGTCTCTGCCCGTTGAGTCATCATCAGATTCTTCTGTTTGGTCTATTTTGTCGTCATTTATAAAATCATCATCAGATTCTTTCGCCTCCTCCTTTTCCTTTTCAAAATCGTCGTCTATTAAAGGCGGGTTTATCCATCTGGATGGATTTGTATCTAATGTAGATTTCTTCAATTTCAAATAATTCATTATTGGATTTCGCACCACTATATCGTTGGTTTTTCCTTTCTTTGGTTGCATCTTTTTAAGAAGTTCTGATAAATCCTTGATCTCATTCACTGGGTTCATGAGATTGTTTATATGGTCTCTAACATCTATATAAGACTTGGTGTGAACGAAAGTTCTCCCTACACTTACTGTAGGTGATAATATACTTAGATCTAGACTCTGAATAGTATCTCCGCCTTGTTCGATCATGTTAACACCCACATTCGGTAAATATAAATCACCAAGATCGACGGGAGTATCTCGCGAGAACAAATTAGGTATCATAGTAGACTTACTTTTTTTACTCATTGAAGGGTATAGTATATATTTTATTTTTATATTAAATTCATTTTTTACAAATTCTTTGAATTTGTCGGGTATTACTTTTGCGTTTATTTTTTCTATCAGAATATCAGTAGTTACTGTTTTTGTAGGGTTATTAACACCCGAGTTCCTTACCCCTACATATCTACAATAAGCTAAAAAAGTAAGAAATTTTATCTGTTGATTATATTCCATGTCATAAACACTCTTTTTTATCTCCTTTATAGTTTGTTGATTCCCGAATATAACCCTCAACTCATTTTCAATAATATTACTAAAAAGTTCCTTTGTAACTTTTTCTACTTGAATGATACTTGGTTTATATTTCAATTCCAAGGGATATTCCAAATCCAAAGGGGGAGGAGGATTATTGTATGTAACAATTAGAGGTTTAGGATACTCATCCGCAAGTGATATTGCATTATCTTTGACACGCTGAAGAGATCTGTTAAATCTGTTTTGAACTTCTATTCTAGCGTTTTGTTCATTTATCTCTTGGTTGTTAAGTCTGAGAGTCGGTTCATTGATTATTCGACGAACAATTCTAGGTGTAATAACCGGTTCATTGATTCTTTGACGAAAAACTCTAGCGATGTATTCATCATTTGTCTCTTGGTTGTTAAGTCTGAGAGTCGGTTCATTGATTATTTGACGAACATTTCTAGGTCTAGTAGTTACCGGATTGTCGGTTTGTCCTTCGTTAGTACGGGCCACAATTTTTGTTGGTCTTTTCTGGGTTTTAGGAGGCATTTTTATAATATTACAATATTATAATTTTAAATGTATTATTTATTCAATGATGAGAGAAAGAATAAACCATTGTTATTAACCACTTTCACCAATTCGACAACTGGTTCGGTATTAACTATATCAGTAAATGATTTACCTCCCCATTTCACAGGGACTGTTATAACTTTCATACCAAGTGATGGGAATTGGTCGACTTCTGGTTCGATTATAACAACGGATTTCGTCATTGGTTTTGTGAAATGTTTATTGTTCGGATGTGCTCCCATCAACCTTGGTCTATAATTATTTTGTCGTTTTTCGTGATTGTTATAATCGATTCTTTGTTGCTGGTAAACAGGTTTATTTGAATCTGTTGACTGTTGTTGGTTAAAATTATTATTACGCGATGCCAACTTCGGGCATTTATTCTTATAGTGTCCAGGGGCCTTACAATATCTACATACTTCTTCATTCTTTTGTGTGTTCATATTTATTCTATGTGACTAAACCTTTAATACGTAAATTTTACTTCTGAAATATCTCATCAAATTTAACCTGTGCGATTAGTTTATCTTTTGCAGTTCCGAAATCATTAGTAAGATTAACGGTTTCCCAAGCAATCATATCCTCTAAATTTACAGACCTACCAAGTGTATTAGATAACCAAATAGGTTCCCATATTTTAGAAGTTTTTGTCTTGAAGTATGCAGCCCAACCAAAATCAATTAACACAACTGTACCATCTGCACGACTCATAGCATTCCCGTCGTGACAATCAGGAAATGCGATACGTTTCGAATGAAGTATCTTCAATATCTTCTGAAGTGCGAGATAGTTTTCTTTCTTATTTGACACTAATGGCAATAATTTCTCTTGAACTATGTATCCTTTACCTTTACAAGTCCACATACCATATATTTTTGGTGCATACTTCCATCCTTTTAATTTCTTAAGAATCGAAACTTCGTTTCTGAACTCTTCGTCATCTTTTTGGACTTTAATTATATAAGAACAATCGTTTCCTTTGCATGTCAAATATATTGAACCAACTGAACCTTTCCCTAATTTACCTTGTGTAGTCCACTTTTTATTTAGTTCGCAGTTATTTAATAACTTTGACACTTTAAGAGGTGCGCTTGTTTTCATACTATTGAAATCTCTCTTGTTTCTGCTAGAAAATTTGAGACTCGTTTCATTTACAGGTTTAGGTGTTTTTTTACATCTTCCGGTAGCTGAGTTTAAGTATCTTCCGCTACCACAGGACCTATTTACTTTCGTTTTATTTAATAATGCCTTGCCTATAACACCAGTTTTTAATACGCATCTACCGGTTGAAGGATTATAAATTTTATTTTTGATACAGGGTGATTTAAGAGAAGCCAATATTCCCTGTCCGATCTTACCGGTTTTTGTCACACAACGACCTGATAAAGGGTTGATGACATGAGTGCTCTTGCATTTATCATTCGACATCTTTATTACACCATATTTTAAATTATATTTTTGTTTCTAAAATTTAAAATGTTAAGTATTAATTGTTATTACTAAATGAGTAAATTAATATTATCATCGATAGTGTATGATATATATAAGAGTGATGTAGTGTTACATGTTCAGAAACTATGCAATAAATGTAATTCGTCATACGACTACACGTTACTGGTAATTAGGTTAATAGATGATTTTTTCTCTAAAACAAAAAAAAGATTTCATGATATATGTGAATTTGACATTTATGTTGATGCAATTACTATCGCATCAGTGTGGATTATTGATAAATATGTAGAAGACGAACACATGGAGTTAGAGGATGTACGTAGGATATGTAACCGTGGTATGTCGAAACGAAGAATACTACAAGCAGAATGGGAAATATTCTTTCTTTGTAAGTCATTTGATAAATATGTTCCTAGACGAAAAAGTCGATTTACACGTCAACGTTCATTCAGTTTATAACATAGAAGTACTTGCTTGTATAATTATTCGTTTGAGTGAATTATAATCAACTGGTTTGGTTATAAAATAATTTACACCTAAGTTTTTACATTTTCCGACTTCACCCTGTACGACGTCAGCCGTAACTACAATTATTTTAGGTAAGTTCCACTTCATTCGTGTGATATAATCTATAACTTCGAAACCGTTTATCACTGGCATTCCTAAATCAAGTAATAAAATCTTATAAGGGTTATCTTCTTCAATCGCTACGTGCATTTTCTCGATTGCTTGATTTCCGTCGAAAGCAAAATCAATATTATTATACCCAATTTGTTTAACCAATTGAGATAAAACATCCCTGTTATAAGCCACATCTTCGGCTATAAGTATACGACTTTGATTTGTTTCAGGTTTCCAAATAACGGAAGAATGCAAGTTCTTATCTTTTACTGTTTCAACAACCATATCAGGTAGAATAGATGACGCTATTGCTTTTTGTATTTTATCGTATAATTGTATTTTATTAATTGGTTTGTTAAGTTTACATTCAAAATCACATCCGTGGTCGAACGTGTCCAAAGATGATAATGCTATCAAGGGTAATAAAGGTCTTTCATTTTTTATTAATCTTGCTAATTCAACTCCGTTCATATCTGGCATACATATGTCGATCAAACCAATATCGAAGCGATACATATTGTTAGATATAATACTTATTGCTTCTTTAGCAGATGCTACCATTGTTGGTATTACACCCCATGTATGTAGTAAGTCCGCAATTAGTATGCGATTATCGACATTATCATCTACTACTAATATCTTTCTACCTTCCATGACTTCAACCTCTTTATGTATATCTTTTTCGAAATCATCGCATGTTAAAAACTTAAATGTGGTGGTGAATGTCGACCCTTTACTTAGACTACTCGTTACAGACATGTTACCACCTAACAGAATTGATAACTTTTTACATATAGCCAGTCCTAGACCCGATCCGTCTTGATTGTTTTCACTGTGTAGTCTGGAGAACGTATTGTATAAACCGTCCATTCGTTCGATCGGTATACCAATACCTTCGTCAATCACTTGAATACTCAACATATTTGTAGATTCCAAACTAAACACAACTGTTATTTGACTACTTATAACTGAGTATTTATGGGCGTTAGATATCAAATTTACCATTATCTGGACCACTTTCTGTTTGTCGGCAATTATGTATTCTGGTACATTCGAGACGCAACGAAATATGAGTGATTGTTTCTTCTGCGAAATCCGTTGCCCTAATATATTTTTCAGACAGTCTTCCAACTCTTTCATTGAAAAACATTCGTTACTTGTTCCCATTTTACCAGAATTTAACCTACTTACATCTAAAATATTATTTATTATTTGCATTAGTTGTATAGAACATTCTGTCATTGACTTAACATGCGACTTTTGTTTTTTAGTTAATTCCGTACGTTCCAGTAACTGAGCGTATCCAATAACACCATTTAGAGGTGTCCTAATTTCATGACTCATGTTAACTAGGAACATATCACCTGTATTAGATTCATTGATTAACCCATTTAAAATGTGTACGAACGGAATTAACGTATGAACAATTTCAATCGAATACTCTTTTTTTCTACCAAAAAGACATAATTTAAACTTACTATATGGTATGACAATTAAATTGCCAGAATTTTCACTTACTATCACTGGACTTTTGATGTTTTGGAATTTAGTATCCTCGAAACACGACGTCTTTTTATTACTGAATATACTCCCATCGTTTGTGTATATAGCCACACCATCTGATTTAGAAAATCTTGATATAATATTCATCAAAATCTTAATGTCGTAAGTGTTCATTGTAATATATTCTAATAATTCATTATATAACACCATTTATTTATAGTAATTTTATTATAAATAAATCTTTCTATTCTTCATCCTGAATCTCTGTAGATTCCAATATTTCGTGCAAATCAGATTGTGTATTATCAAACCCAAATCCATTCATCATATTCTCGATATCAGGAGATGGTTGCTCTTCTTGTCCACCCATCATCTTTCCAAAATCTGGCGGTACGCCTTCACCTTGCCCACCCATCATTGCACTCATCATCTTTCCAAAATCTGGCGGTACGCCTTCACCTTGCCCACCCATCATCTTATCAAAATCTGGTTGCGAACCGTCACCTTGCCCACCCATCATCGCACCCATCATCTTTCCAAAATCTGGTGGTGCACCTTCACCCTCTCCACCTCCAAGTCCCTTCATCATACCACTCATTAACTTTCCAATATCTGGTGTTGCACCGTCACCTTTCCCACCCATCATCTTTCCAAAATCTGGCGGTACACCTTCACCTTGTCCACCCATAATTGCACCCATCATCTTTCCAAAATCTGGCGGTGTATCTTCACCCTCCCCACCTCCAAGTCCCTTCATCATACCACTCATTAACTTTCCAATATCTGGAGATGTACTATCGTTATCGGAATCTTTCATACCTGTTACAAGACCTTGTACACTGTTTATAAGTTTTCCAATATCTAAGGTACCGTCTTTTAAACCAGAACCCATTCCGTTCACAAGGTCACTCAACACACCAGAAGACATAATACCCTGTATGGCATCCAATGGATTGCCTTTTGGATCAACACTACTTTCTATTTTATCGAGAATACCAGATATAAATTCTCCTTCTTTACTTAAACTCTTTTTACTGAGTAGAATCTGTTTGGCTTTTCCATTCGGGTCAACTATAGCAGAGATTGTGAGTATATGTTTCCATAAAACTTTTTTGACATCGTTATCAGCGATTAAGAAAATAGACTTCAGGTCGACACTTACCTTTTCTGAGTACGTGATTTTATATGATTCTTGATTAATAAGTTTATCATCCATCGCGGTTATAGCATCCCTATTCAAAACACAGAAATCTCGAAAAATGCTGATATGGTATGCTATCGCAACCGTATGACTGAATGTAGTTTTTGAAATTAAATGTTGGTACAACTTTAGAGAATGTTGATCGTTTCCGAATGTACTGTCTAACTCTTTAATAAAACTTGATATAGCCTTGAATGCAATAAAACTTATATCTGTTGAAGTCATGTTTTTATTCTATATATTTCTATTTTAAATAGGGAAATTGAATAAATAGAAACTTGTATAAAGGATAATTATACATATTAATAAATGAGTGACGATAAAACAAGTATAGAACATAGAATCAACCAATTAGAGTTGAAAGTAGAAGAATTAACATCTATTCTAAATATTGAGAGAGCCAAAGCAGATATATATCGAGAACTTCTAATATATAATACTGATATAAAATTCAAACCGGAACAACCCAAACCACATAAGAAAGCAGTCGTAAATTTGGATATAGAACTAAAAACAAATAATAAAGTAGTTGTCGAAGTAATAGATACGGTTCTACCAATCATATCATACGACAAATTAATCACTGAAACTTATAACACCATGAACGATTCACTGGTAAAAATACGCTCTTTAAAAACATTCAGTAAGTCGATGAACGACCTTCAAAAAACAAGGGATACATTACTAGTTGTAATCGGTCTTGAAGAATACAAAAAACTATGCAATTCACATGTTACGGCTCTAACTGAAATTTTCACAGAAAAAGGTTTTTCCGATAAGAAAACAGAAACACAAATATCAAAAGGGTTCTCATCACTAGAAATGAGACTTATAAAATATACAAACTATTTTAACTCTCATCTTGCGGTAGACGATGTCAGGAAAATAACAGAAGCATTGGAACGCAGTCAAACGAAAACAATTGGATATACCGTTTTTTCAAGTACAGAAGTAACAACTGGACTTATTAATTATGGTTCTGTCCTTGTTAACATGAAGTTAAATCTACAACGAGTTTTATTCAACCAAGGTGGTATGAAGAATATAATATACATTGCTAACCCGAAATCAACAAAATGTGACCCGTTTAGTTTTTATACTCTAGATTCTATAACCGACAAAAAACGTAGTTGGAACATGGATTGTCGTCTCGAGGAATTGACAACATCTATTCGCAACGATCTTTTACCTTATATGATAAATACTTTCAGAGAATTATACAAGGATGTTTTCGGCGACAACGACTACCGAGTCGATTACAAGATGAAGTGTCAATTGACAGAATGCGACTGTCAACAACTGCTTACTAATATTTTCTTGGTCGTTAGCAACAATCAACTTAATTCCTTGTTGAAAACATTAGTGAGAGACAATTCAACTCATATTAAGACTGATGACGACAAGTTTAATATACAATCAGATGACGCTATGCAAAAAAGAAGATGGAGTTCATTTTGCGATTCAGAAGATTCTGTAACTAATCAGTTATTCGACACAATTAAACTCGATGAAATTAAACAATTTGACATGCTATACAAAGCTAAATAAATTAAATTTGATTTTTCTAATTAAATAAAAAATCAAATTAATAAGAACCAAGATGGAAAATGCATCGTTTTTCATAGAAGATAAGGCTTTGTTTGGTAGTTTCCCAACACAGACACAGGTTAATAAATTAGAGGCGATTGGTGTTAGACATTTCGTAAATCTGACACACCCAGATGAGAGTAAGATAAATCCTTATACTACTAATCACAATTATATATCATACCCAATTATAGACAGATTCATACCTGAAGATAACTTAATTTTTTCCAGATTTATATATACTTTATGTAATCTGATATCCTTGTTACAAGAAGGGGAAAAAATTTACATTCACTGTAAAGGAGGACACGGAAGATCGGGATTGGTTGTTGCATGTGTAACTACCAAATTTTTCGATATCTCACCTAATACTGCACTTAAACACACGACCAAATGTCATTCAAATAGAACGATAATGAGAGATTCGTGGAGACGGATTGGATCACCGCAAACATCACATCAAAAAGACTTCGTTAGAAGTGTATGTGGTATTATAAAAATCGAGATAGGTCATATTCTACATCCGTCATCGGATAGCGACACGATCGAATTAAACAGTGAATTGATGAATACAGGGTTGAAATACATAAAAATAGACGGAGAAAGTAACGATGATTTGGCAAAATCTATGATGCTCTCTAGATACAATAATTTTATATTATGAGTTTTGTTTTAAAAGATTTCTTGTAATAATATAAAATGACAACTAGGTATATAGAAATTGATAGTACTTATAGAAATCGTCGAGACATTAATAGCGGATTTCCAGGAGAATTCAGAATTCTTTCACAAGACACAGAACAAAGAAATGAAATATTAGTCGACGTAGTTTCTGATCACGTACAGATGGTTCAATGGCGAAAGGGTAATTTCTCATTAACCCCAACAGACACACCTACAACTTTTGCAACCAGACAAGGAACTCATGGAGTGCAATTAAAACCATCTACTAACCAGTTACCAGACGGTTCAAATGTATATATTGGACATGTAGACGAATTACATTTAACAAGTATGTTAGGTAATAGTCCAACTTATAATGGTATATTACAGATACATGATGACTATTATTGGGGTTGTAATACTTCAGTTATTACAGATGGAATCTCTAGTTCCGCTAGGATCATCTCATATAAATACATTGGTAACAACGAGTGTATAGTTGGGCTATCAAGCCCGGTTGTTATCGACGATACGTCATTGGTTGAGATATCAGATCCATCTAATAACTATGATAATGAACAGGAGTCTGGTAAATCTAATGCATGGGAATTCGTACCAGGTGGTCCCCAAAATATTTCATATCTTGGTGCCATCGTTTACGTAAACAGTCAAGGTATCTCACCGTCTGAGTCGAATCCACTAACATATACAATAACAAGGCATGATAAAGATCGTAACATGATTGAGTTAAACAACGGTCTAAATCTAGGGTTGATTGGACCCACTGACGAGTTTATGATTAGACGTCTTCCAATTAGAAATACAGCACTCCGTAATATAAGTTTACATAACTTCTTTGGTAACGCATCATTTCCAAATTCAAATACTGACTTTCTAAATTCTTTCTCGTTTAAAGGTGGTACAGACATGAATAATATACGAGTTCATGATTTTATAGAAATCGAAAAACCAGTTGAATACGGACATATATTATTGACGAGAATATCAGAAACACAATTCACAATGAGTGCGGCCGGAGACCCAACACCATCCACAACAAACGACGCTTATATCGGGTGCACTATTCGGTTCATTATGGACAAAGGGTTTGGAGATTCTGACTTCGTAAGTGAAGACAGGAAAATAACCGCTTATGTCGGGGCTACTCGTACAGTAACTATCAACAAGGCTCTCAATAACCCTTTGTCAGATTACTCTGGAAATGGTGCTACCGTAAGTATAATGATTATAAGTGATGTAGAAATAAAGGAGATTTCAGGTAAAAAAGATTATAACTTCAGCGTTTATTCACAGACTCTGAATGGTTCGTCTATAGGCGGTGTAACAGGTACTAACATCCTTAATCTATTAAATTATTCTGCTAATCCATCTGACCCCTTGTATTTTAATGCTTCTAATTGGATAGATGATGGAAACCCTATTAAACCTTTCACATCATCAGTTGATGACAAAATCATATCCGAAAACATATTATTTGGAGCAGTTAATTTGTTAAGTGGTTCAAGTGGACCTCTGAAAGGTTGTGTTATTATTTGGGATGATGCAAATGGTGGATATAAGTATGGTTGGGTTCAGGAACATGTAATTCAATTCGAAAGCGGATTTGGTGGAAGGAGATTACATAAATATAATTACCTAGTAATTGATACTGATTTAGCAACTGAGGTAGGATTTATACAGCAAGGAAACGCTTTCAACTTTCAAATTAGAACAGCAACTATGAAATTTCCTTTCATTCGTAATCCGTATGCAAATTACACAATAGACACTAAGATAAATTTAGCAAATGTGATTCCCTTTACTGAAGAAAACTCTCGTAGATTAATTATTCCCCAGAATTTCACAGATGTTAAAGAATATAAAGTTACACTTGTTAATATATCTTTACCAAACAAGGAGTTGCTATGTTCAAAGGGTGGGTATATAACGGAATATCCTTTCGTCTATGTGAAACTCAGGACGAAAGAAAACTCGAATAAAACAAATAATGGTTTTTTTTACTCTAATAATCCTAACAACAACAAGATGGATTTTCGAGTTATCATTGATAATTTTGTAGACGATATCACAACGAGTCATGTTGCACTTCGAACTAGTGATATGTCAGTAGAAAATTTTAAACTTGACAAAAACGATCAAATTGAATTTGCTGTTTTCATGCCAGACGGCTCCAGATTCCAGACAGTAGATGATGATCAGGTTTCTCCCTTCAGACCAAATCCAACATTACAGATTTCTGCTCTATTTGCATTTAATGAAATAATCAAATAATATTTCTTATAAAAGTGAAAAACTTAATTTTTATTTATAACAAAAATAAAAATATGTCCATAGAAATCAATATAAATGAATTATCTGATTCACACTTAGCAAAAGTAAACGAAGAACTTAAGATTGAACTAAATGACAAATACAGTTTCGGACCTACTAAATACATGATTCCGTACGAAATTACTGATTACGATTCCGTATTATTACCTTTCGCATACTCAGTCCAAAAACTGAACTTAAAACGAAGAAGTCGTGATTTGTTTACTCCTATGACTTCTCCATTCGAAGGGGAGTTAAGGGACGAACAGAATGTAGTTAAA